GCCAATGCCAAGGACTACAACGGCCTGACAAAAGTGATCAATGGAGGTTTATTTGGTGCTGAGCAAAGAATTGCTGTTATGCAAAAAGCCGAACAAGTTTTAACATAAATCTGACTCTTGCCGCGGTCAACGGGTAATGGGACAATGAGACAACTATAAAGGGCAAACATGGCTACGACTCCATCATGGGTAATGACGTATAACAGTCTTACGACTATGGTGCTCTCTTACTTAGAGCGCAACGATCCTGCGACCATTGCCGCCATTCCAACTTTTATTACCCTTGCTGAATTTGAGATTGCCCAAGAAATCAAAACTTTGGGCCAGCTTCAAGTTGTCACCGCCGCCATGACGCCCGGATCCCCAACCGTGCAAAAGCCTGCCCGGTGGAGAAAAACGGTTTCGATGACTTTGACAAATGCTTCTGGTCAAACCCAACCTGTGCTGGTGCGAAAGTTGGAGTATTTGCAGAACTACTGGCCAAATGCTTCACAAACCTCCACACCCGCTTATTACGCCGACAGTGACTATGAGCACTGGTACTTGGCTCCTACTCCAGACCAAGCCTACAATTTTGAGGTGCTGTTTTATGAGCGAATTGCACCACTTAGCTCGACCAATCAAACAAACTGGCTGACTCAATATGCACCAAATGCCATGTTGTACGGAACTTTGTTGCAAGCAATGCTGTTCTTGAAAAACGACAACCGCGCTGTTTTTCAGCAAAAGTACACTGAAGCCATTACCGCCCTCAAAACAGAAGACGTTTCTCGTGTTGGGGATCGTCAAGCCATTGCTGTGGATTCTTAATCATGACTACATACATCAATCCCTACACAGGGCAGACCGTCAATCAATCCCCGATTGGTTACGAGAACCTCACCCTTACCAGTACGATCACGTCACTGGATTGGCCAATCAACGGCAATACATCCAGTGTGGTTGCAGGCATCATTGAGGTCACCGCCACAGCTTCTGGTATGTACTTGCGAATGCCTCCAGCTACACAAGTATCAACTGGTCAGAGCATATTGATCCGAAATATTGGCTCGTACTCTTTTACTGTGACTGACTATGGCAATAACACAATTGCGCCAATAAGCTCAGGAATTGCTGATTACATCTACTTGACAGACAACTCCAGTGTCAATGGTACATGGGCTGTCGTCACTTTTGGCGCAGGCGTATCACAAGCAAATTCTGCGACTCTTGCTGGGTTTGGACTAAAAGCAATATCCAACACTCTGAATGAGGCCATTCAAGTTGTCAGCGTCAATTCAACATATACGTTCTTGGATATTGATAGGGCATCCTTCTACGTTTGGACTGGAGGTGCTGGTGCTTTAACTTTGCCAAGTGCTTCGGTTGTCGGAAACAATTGGTTTGTAATTGTCCGAAATGGTGGGACAGGCATTTTGACTTTGACACCGCAAGGTTCTGACACAATTGACAACAATGCAAGTCAACAACTGCAATTAACTGAGTCTTTGGTTATTTGTTCAAACGGGTCAAGTGGCTACAACACATATGCATATGGGCGATCAAATACGTTCATATACACATTGTTAAATTTAGTGGTAACTGGTGGCACCACAACTTTGACGTCAGCGCAAGCGGCAAGTTCTGTGCAAGAGTACACAGGCGCATTAACATCAAATCAAATTGTCATTTTGCCGTCAACGGTTCAACTGTATTCATTACAAAACAAAACAACTGGCTCTTACACGCTGACATTTAAGACATCATCAGTAGGAGCATCCACGGTTGTTTTGCCTCAAAATCAAACCATCATTGCAATCTGTGATGGAACCAACGTCTACAACGCTCAAACAACTACCACATCCACTTTAAGTGCGTTGACGGTTGGTAATGGAGCGCCAACAGGCCCATCATTGAATTTCTTGGGTGATACCAACACTGGTCTTTACTTGGTGGCCAGCGGACAACTTGGCTTTGCAATTGGTGGCGCAAATGCAATGACGTTGACTTCATCCGGCTTATTTATCCCTGTTGGAATTGCTGGAGGTACGTACTAATGGCCGCAAAAGTAGTTGCCATTCAAGTCAAACCCGGAATACAACGGGATGGAACTCAATTTGCTTCTGATACTTATGTTGATGGCGAATGGGTAAGGTTTCAACGTGGATTGCCACGCAAGATAGGTGGTTACAACGGGATCTTCTTGAATGCTTCTGGAATATCCCGCGGCATGATCATGAGTTCCAGCAATGGCCTGAACTACGTTGTTTCGGGGTATAGCAATGGACTTGAGCAATGGACAACAGACAATGACGATGGCGTGGGCTCCGGCCCAACAGCGTTCACATTAACCAATTTCACATCAAACTCCAATAATCTTTGGCAATTTGATATTGGCTATGACTCTACAGGTGGCAACGTCAACAAGTTGATTGCACACCCCGGCCAAAATTTAAATGCAATTGACAGCACCGTGAATACTCGGCCTTTGTATGGAGCATTTACCTCCACAACAATGTCTGGTGTTGGCATATTCACCGCTTCCGGCACAACAATATCAGGGTCTCCCAATGTAACCTTTGCAAGCACCAACGTTTCCATGGGAGCGGGTTTGTCGGTTTCTGGAACGGGCATTCCAGCCAATACAACAATTTTGTCTTCTAACTTGGTCAGTAATTCCACCACTTTGGCGGGAGTAGCCGTGACAGGTACAGCAGGTCAATTCTCTTGCAGTGCAACAACATTAGTTGTAAACCAGCAAGTGCTTGTGACAGGGGTATTGACTGGAACTGCTTCCGGCATTTCAGCAGGTATTTACTACATAACCGCCACCAATGGCACAACAACTTTTACGTTATCCACAACTTTGGGTGGGACTGCGATTACAACAACAGCAGGCACAACCGCAGGATTGACATTTGTAGCACAACAAGCAAGTGTTTGGACAGTTGTTCTAAGTAACAACGCAACTGCATCAGGTACTGTGACTTTGACATTTGACAACAACATTAGCGTATCTGGCGGAGTGGTGATGCTTCACCCATACCTGTTTGTTTATGGAAACAATGGACTGATTCAAAATTGTGCGGCTGGCGACTTTAATAACTGGACAAGTGCCGATTCCAATTCCAACAACGTTTCAACTGGCAAGGTGGTTAAAGGATTGCCATTGCGCGGCGGTACAACCTCTCCTGCTGGGTTATTCTGGACTTTGGATTCATTGGTTCGGGTCACATATTCGCCAAGCACCGTCAACGGCATTAGTTTTTACTGGCGGTATGACCTGATCTCCAGTCAAACATCCATCATGTCGTCGCAGTGCGTGATTGAGTACGACGGCATCTTTTATTGGGCTGGCGTAGATCGTTTCATGATGTACAGCGGGGCAGTTCAAGAGATACCAAATTCTCAAAATCAAAACTGGTTCTTTGACAACTTGAACTATGCACAACGTCAAAAGGTATGGTGCACAAAGATCCCGCGCTGGGGTGAAATTTGGTGGTTCTATCCGCGTGGTGATGCAACAGAATGCACCGACGCCATCATTTACAACGTCCGGGAAAAGTCTTGGTACGACGCAGGTAGTGCAGTGGGCGCACAAAGATCAGCCGGAACATACACTGAGGTCTTCCACTACCCTATCATGGGCGGAACCGAGCCAAATAGCGTTGGCAAGTACACTTTATGGCAACACGAGACTGGCACAGACCGTATTTACACAAATCAAGTGACTGCCGTTAACTCTTTTTTTGAGACGCCAGCTTTGGGCACATACGTTGGGCTGGTTGGTACAACACAACAACCGGGCGATAACTTGTGGACTAGATGTGAGAGGGTTGAGCCTGACTTTATTCAAAGTGGCACAATGTCCGTCACGGTGACTGGTAAGGGATATGCGGATGATGCAGACATTGTTTCAACACCATATCCTTTTGATCCAACTACATTAAAAGTGGATATGAGGGAGCAACGTCGAGAGCTTCGGCTTCGTTTTACTTCCAACGTAACTGGTGGCAATTACTACATGGGTAAAGTCCTATGCAGTCTTGACACTGGTGATGTACGTAGCACTGCGAACCCCGGATAATGACTACAACATACGATCCTCGCAACCTTACATGGGACTACTATTGCAGTCTTATGTCAGAACAATTTGCCCCAAATGATTTGGGAACTGTTCCAGAGGATCGTTGGAGAGAATGGGCTGATGCAATCAACGGCATTGGTTATTTTGTTCAATCAGCCACACCTGATCAGCGCCTCTTTGCTACTTGGCAAGAATGGGCGATGCAACTGGTTGGCATCATGAGTGTGGAACCACAATGACAGCATCAGAAATCATCACAGCAGACGCCCAACAACATGGTGTTGATCCTCAACACGTATTGAGCTTTGTGGGTGAGCAAATTCAATCCAAAAAGGGAAATCTTCTGCAAGATGGAAATTCCGTTTTGTTGTTGATTCATCTTGGAGAATCTGCGGCTGAATGCCATTTGTACACAACAGATAACCCAATGGCTTTGCGTAAGTCATTGGACAACTTTTTGCACATCATTCAACAAAGCCCTATCAAACGTCTTTATGGAAAAGCTGATAACCCCGGAATTTTGCAAATGTTGCAATTGATTGGTTTACATGTTGAACATTCCGACCTGCCCCAGTTCAACTGGATGGCAAACATATAAGGTGAAATAAATGGGAGCAGTTGCATCAATCGGCAAAGCAATATCTGGCGTAGTTGAAGGCGTTGGTCACTTTATTGATAACACCGTCCACAGTATTGCCAAAAATCCTCTTATGGCTATTGCAGATATAGCCGCGGTAGCGACTGGCAATGGCTGGGCTATTCAATATATCAACCCCGCAATGCAAATTGCTCAAGGGGCAGACCCCGGCAAGGTCATTGGTTCATCATTGCTGTCTGCTGGAATGGGGCCGTTGGGCTCAGAAGTGGCGGATGCAACAGGCAGTCAAATGATAGGCAATATGGCTTCCAGCGCCACAAGAGCGGCTTTGACTGGCCAAAATCCTCTTACTGCGGGCCTAACTACTGGAATCAATGGTGAGTTTAATTCTGCGCTGAAAGACGCAACTGGCGTTTCAGGACTTCCCAATATCAATGTAGCTGGTGCTCTAATGCCTTCCAATCGTTCGGCTACAAGTTTGTCTTCAATGATTAGTCCATTGCAATCAAATTCCGCTCGACTGATTGGTGCGCCACAAAATCAATCTTCTATTGGTCAATTGGGTATGCCTAATTTATCTGCCCCACCGATTTCGCCAACAGCCCCACAACTGCTCAGGCCAAACAACAAACTTCAGACACAAGAGCAACCAAATCAATTGCAACAGTTGTACCCAGATATGGGTCAATCAGTTTCCGCCGCACATGGCGGGTCAATTGACTACAACAGAATCATTCCAGAACTTTTGCAACAATTGCAACGTCACGTTCCTGTTCATCATTACGATGAAGGCGGCACTATTTGGGATGACCCCGACATAAAGTCCATTGATTGGAAATCAATTCAGAGCATTGGAAATCCAACTTTTTCCAAGACGTTTCAACCTACGATGTTGAACCCAAGGGTTAGCATTAACCCAGTCAAGATGCAACCGTTGACACAAATGGCGCAAGGCCCATTGAACCACTTGATTCATCATGCTGAAGGTGGTTTAAGCAAGTACAAGGAAGCCGCGCCTAAAGGCCATAACCCTGAGTTCATCACTGGGGTGACTGGGTACTACGCCGGAGGACGGGGAACAGGCCAATCNGACGATATTCCGGCCATGCTNCATGACGGCGACTATGTGATCGACGCGGACGCTGTAGCGGCATTTGGAGACGGCTCCAGCAANGCTGGCAATGAAGCTTTGATGAGGTTCATGCATCAAATCCCGCACAACAGGGGAGTCGAGGGCGAGCCCGTCCCAGCCAAGATTGCTGACGGTGAAGTCGTTCTTCCAGCATCATTTGTAACCGCGATTGGCCACGGTGACAATAAACGTGGCGCAAAGATGCTCGATGCCATGCGGGAAGAGTTGCGAGAGCACAAAAGATCGGCACCTACCTCTAAAATACCACCAAAGGCGAAATCTCCTCTTGATTACCTCAAGATGGCGAAAGGTTAAAAATGGCAAATCTGCTCGAATCCACACAACAAACGTCAACAACAGCCCCACAGTATTACTCAGACTACCTGAGTAATTTGGCTAGTTCGGGGACGGCGGCGCAGAAGGCGGCTCAGTTTGCTGGCCCAACTGACCTGCAAAACCAAGCCTTCAGCAATGTTGGTGCGGCGTCCACGGCGTATCAGCCAACTTTAAATGAAGCAGGTCAGACACTGACCAACGCCGCAAATGCCGCCTCCCCTTTGGCCGCTGGTGCTGGCTATTTGAATCAGGCCACACAAAGCCCTGCACAACAAGCGGCTCAGTACATGAGCCCATATTTGAGTTCGGTTGTGAATTCAATTGGTGACATAGGCCAACGCAATATCCAACAAAATTTGGCTCCTTTGGCCACTGCTGGTGCTGTAGGGTCTGGCCAATTTGGTTCTCAACGTGGTGCTCAGGTGCTTGGTCAGACCTTATCAAATGCTGACCGGGATATTTTGAACCAGCAATACCAAGCAATGAATGCCGGGTACAACACTGCATTGCAGACTGCTGAACAGCAAAATCAATTGTTGGGCACATTGGGTGCGACAGCAGGCAACCAAGCCGCGACTGGCCAACAAAACCTCACACAAGCTGGTCAGGCGCTGGGCAATTTGGCTGGCACCAATCAAAATCTTGGACTGACTGGCGTCAATGCTTTGGCAACTTTGGGTGGTCAACAGCAACAAATCGAGCAAAACAAACAAAATTATCCGCTCACAACTTTGTCAACTTTGGCAGGACTTATGTCTGGCCAACAGATTCCTACTACAACATCGACTACTCTCAATGCATCCCCACTATCTACATTGGCCTCTCTTGGTGCCTCTGGAGCAGGGTTGTCTCAACTGGGTGGAACTTTGGGTACTGCCCTTGCCAAAGCCGGAAGTGGCTTGCTGTACTATTTGAACAAACCAAGTACAGATCCTTTTGCGACCAATACTTCGCAGTATCCTGCTGTGACACCAACATCAACAACTGACACCACTGCGGAACAAATCAATCTGTTAAACAGGTACCCAAACCCTAATGCAGAGGCAGAAGCCGCCGCCGCAGAACAACAAAACTTGTTGAACAGATACCCTGCTCCATTGCAAAACACACAAGTTTCTCAAGAGACCCCTGAAGAACAACCATCCACAGACGAAGGCTAAGTAAATCATGGCAAATGAATCACCTCTGTCCCTTCCAATGTTTGATGTCAAACAACCAGATACATCCAAGATGAATTTGGGTGGGATGAATGACGACCCTCGTATTCGTGACGCTCTTGAGAATGTCATGGTTCAGCAAAAGAACTATGCCGATGCTTTGGAGAAGCGTTACGCAGAGCCAAACTGGTTTAAAGTTGCCGCTGGTTTTGCAAAGCCCCAACTGGGTGGCTTTACTGCGTCTTTGGGATCTGCGGCACAAGCCCTTGGCGAGAACGTAGAACAACAGCGCATGGTTGCACCTACGGTTGCTCAAATGAGAATGCAGAATTCCATTTGGGAGGCAGGCTTGCGCCAACGCGAAGCTTCAGAAAAATTACTTTCTGATTGGGACAAACAACATCCCAATGAACCCCCTCCACCTCAGTTGATTGCAAAAGTAGAGAGATTGTCTGGCAGTACAGCGCCTCAAGCTACAGCCGCCAAATCATATCAAACAGCTACTGGTGCCGCACAAGACATTTCAAATACTGCACAGCGGTTCAAAACTGAGAATCCTTTTTACACAACACTGCCCGGAACCTTGCCAGAAGACTGGGGCAAGAATGCAGAGAAAACACGTAAGTCATTAACTGACACACTGGTGGCCAGTGGTATGTACACCCCTGAAGGCCTCAAAGGTGTGTCTGACCAAGACTTGTTGGACAAGAACCAAGAGCTTCAAAAAGCAAATGCCAGCATGAAGATCAAGAATGCTCAGGGTGCTGGTGAAGTCATCAAGGGTAACTCTGATGCATTGCAGGATCTGGTTGTTGCGCGAGACATTGCATCCTCACCCAAGTTGGAAAAAATGTTGGGTCTTGGCGCAGGTCAAGATGCCGTTTCAGCATTGTTTGGCTGGGTTGCCGCACCTACAGAACCCGGCAAGATTGGCAAGCTTAACGAAGCGGCATCAAAGCTGGCCCAAGCTGATTCACAGGCTTATGCCGACTTCCAAGTATTGCAGAAAACTTTGCAAAAGAACTTGGCTGATGCTCGTTCTACCATTCAAAACCCATCTGTCGGGGCTCAAAACTTGCTGTCTGGCACTCAGCCATCTGTGCTGAATTCAAGACTTGCAATCGTCAAGATGCTCGATTTAATCGCACATGAGAAGTCTTCTCAAATCAGAGAAGGCGTATTACGTCAAAATTATCGCGGCCAAAATCCTGCTGGGTTTGAAACCGATACCGCTTCTGGCTATGGCAACTTGCAAAAGAACATCATGCAAGAGCGTCGCCAGATCGAGCAAAGCCCCACCATGGGCGCAGGTTTGCCGAAGTTCTACAACCCCTTTGAGGCCTTGTATAGCCCGGCCAGTGCACCTGCCATGTCTGCGGATACTCTTGCGGCAAATCCACAAGCACCTGCGGCGGCACCTGCAACTCAAAAGTATCCCAAGGCTGGCAAGCCTGCATCACCAAGCGCCGGAACTGCGCCCGAAGGCAGGATCACAAATCTTGATCGCATCAAAGAAGCCATGAGAGCCAAGGGCATGAAAGTCGATTGATAAGGAAACATCATGGAATTGAGCCAAGAAGACCTTGCACGACTGAGTGAAGATCAGTTGAAGTTTTTGTACAAGTACAAACTGAATGATGATCAGTTGGGCATTGCCATGGCCGTAGATAAAGAAGCAAGACGCCAAGGCGTAAACCCTGCTTTTGTGTGGCCAATGGTCTGGCAAGAGAGTCAATTCGATCCATTTGCCAAATCAAAGAAGGATGCTTATGGCGTCATGCAGTTGACGGAAGATACTGCAAAGGGCTTGAACGTCAACCGTGAAGACACTGACGAAAACATCCGTGGAGGCATTTCGTTGCTTAAAGAGTTGATGTCCAACCCAAAGATTGGCAACGATCCATACAAGGTTTTGGCTGGATACAACGCAAGCACTGCAGAGCGCAACAAGTTCTATGAATCAGGCAATTTGGAAGAGCTTCCACCAGAGACTTTGAAGCACATGTACCTTGTCTCTTCTCATTATGGCGGTGATTTGCCTAACGTGAACTTTGAACAGCCAAATCAAGAAGAAGCGCCAAGGGATGTAACGTCCACTGTTGAGGGCAACAAAAATTCTTCTGCTCCTACACCCGGCACTGCTGGCAACCCACCAGCAGAAGACACCAAGCTTGAGCAAGCGTTAGCTCTGGGCACGGCAGGTCTTGGCGTAGGCGCTCTTGGTGGCGCTGGTTTACAACGTGGTGCTGGGTATTTGTTTGGCCATCCAGTTGCACAAATGGTGTTTGATGCCACTCGTGATAATCGTGCCGCAGAAACAGTCGCCGGAGAAGCACCTGCTGTTCAGCCTACAACTCCTGAAGGCTATCCAATTTCCGAATTGCCGCCTTCGGCTCCTAAATCCCAAGCAGTGACATCGACACCTGCAAGCGGTGCACAAACCAGAACAGAGCGCAACGTTCAAGGCGCTATGGATGAATCTGGTGCAACTGGTCGTGAGCGCGGTACCGCTTACAACACCAGAACAGCACAGGAAGCCGCCCGGGCAGAGATGGCCGCAAACACACTAGGCAAGGTTGGCTTAAATACCAAGGCGGTTTTGGCCAACTTTCCCGATGTCACGGCGTTGCCAAATGGCACCCTTGTGAGCAAGCAGACTGGCCAACAGATCTCTGAAGCCCAAGCACGGCAGATAGAGATCGAAGCACAACGAGCACGCGATCAGCAAATTCTGGATGAGCGAGCCGCCCAGCGCAGAACAACCCAACAAAGAGCGCAAGGCATGAAGGCGGCAACTGCCGCAGGCGCAGAGTGGCAAAAGATGGCCGCTCAGGCGGCAGAGATGCAAAAGTCTTCTGATGCCACTGTACGGGCTCGAGGCCAAGCCCTGTTCAACAAGGCTGTTGATATTTGGAGCAAGGGCATCCCCGGCTTTGGTGGGCGTCTGAGTGGCTTTGGCGCTGGTGTTGGTGGTGGTGCTGGCTTTGCCGCTCCGTATGCTTTGGAACAATTCCAAAATGGTGACACACAAGGCGCGTTGAAGACTTTGGGGATTGGTGTTGGTACTGGTGCCGCCTTGGCCACTGTGCCTGCACGCTCGGTGCCCGTGGTCAACGCTGGGCTTCAAGGACTCGAGGCTTACCAACGTGGTAAGGCAGGCGATTATGTTGGCGCTGGAACCTCTGCATTGGGTGCTGTGGCACCGTATGTGGCACCATTTGCGCTTGGCCCAGAGGTCGGTATTCCTGTTGGTCTGGCCACCGCAGTAGGTGCGCCCGTCGTCAACTACGTTAAAGATAAATTCTTCCCATACAAGTCGGTTTTGGAGGGATCTCAATAATCGACTGAACAGTCACAGTGGTAGTCTCGCCAGTGTGAGGGCATGCAGTTGCCCCTTTGAGCCCCCTCATCACACGGTGAGGGGGTCTTTTTGTTACTGACCTCGAACTTCAGCGATGCGCTGGGCAACCAAGTGGTTCACCGATCTGGCAACCTCGAGGCAACTTGCACGCTCAAGCTTGGCACCTTCCTCGGCGTATGCCTTGGCAAGAATAATCAAGTCATCCTCAAGGAAGTTGTAGTTCTCTTCCAAATGGATTTCTCGGAAGATCTCATTGATTCGTTCGGTGTTCATACATCCAACTCCATGTTTTGTGGCCGGGCGTGTTCGACGCTGATGCCTTTGCCAAGCAGTTCAACCAAATCTTTTTGGGTGGCTACCGTGGCTTTGTAGGCAGAGTGTGCCACGTAGGCAATTGCACCTTGTTTGGTGGCCGCGCTCACAAGGTGAATACCTGTTGGGCCACCTACGACATAAATACGTTCTGACATTTTTAAGCTCCAAATTTATTTTTGAGAATCCAGTAGTTCAGCAAGTTTGTGAACATGCCCCAGCCGCGCTCGAGGTCTTCTTCACTCCACTCATGAACCTTCACAAGACCGGGGTTAGAAACAGAGACGAACACGTTTGCGCATCGAGCTTGTGGTACACCCAAGCCAACACGGTACGCGGCCAACTGCATCAAATTTTCGTCGTATGCAGGCACATCATCCCCGACATCAAACTCCTTGGTCTTGGCGTCCACAACGATGCCTGTACGGGCGTCAATATCGGGTTTGCAATACAAGTCAACTTTTCCACCGAAATTCATTTCATGCGAAAAGGATTTCTCAGGAATCCATTGCTGGAATGGGTTGGTCTTGAAGTGATTAAAAAGCGCCTTTTCAAACGCTTTGGCAATTTCCTTGTGCTCGATGTTCGAGTCTTTACGGAAATGTCGCTCGATGGATTCATGGACGCGAGTTCCACGCTCTGCGGCGCGTTTGCCCGTCTCTTTGGAATCCATCATGATGCGTGCAATGAACTCCTTCTCCGACTCCCCCGGCGAGCGGGGTAGGGTAAGCGCCGCCAACAGAAGCTGTTCGTTCTTCCAGACATCCAGAGCAGGCTTTGCGGCCACTTTCAAGATGGTGGTGACCGAAGGCACCAAGTTGAACTTTCGAGCGTCTCTGAGGGTTGTTGGACGGTCTGAGCCGTCCTTTGCCTTCACCGTGTATTGCGGTGAGCCGTCCTTGCCGTACCAGTGGACTGATTCGGCGGCTCTGGCAATGATGGTGCTCATTTTTTACTCCCGCGGGGGCGACGTTTTGCCATGATTTTTTTGCCTTCTGGAGTTTGAGTCCAATGAGGTTTTTTGTGCTTCTCAACAACGGGGGGTGCAGTTTTCCACATGCCTGCATCTTTCATTGCCTGAACTTGCTGTGTGTTCAAAGTAAAAGTAGATGGTCGAGAGTTTTCTTGCGCATCGTCCAACTCTTCCATCCAGC